GCATCTTTGTTGGTCTTCAGAAACTCAGATACAATTCCGAGTGTGAAGTATGTCTTTCCTGTAGCAGATTCACCAGCCAATGCAATGATCTTGTTGTTTGCAATGCCACCATGAATGGATCCTGAAAGCAATGCATTGAATGCATATGATCCAGTATCGATGAAGCCATCAACATCGGCTCCTTCGATTCCATCATCAACGATACTAGCAAACTTGTTGCCAGAGTCTTTCACAATCTGCTTTAGAAAATTCACTCGGTTCTCCTTAGAGGGAAAGAGACAATGGCTTCACACCACCTGGAACAACGATACCCGATCCAAATGCTGAGTTGTATTCATTTAGAATACCAATCTCAGGCTCAAGGCAATACATGATCTTGTCGTCGCTGATGGTCACGACATCTTCCTTCGCGAGGGGAAGCCAAGGAACAAGGGCAAACTCGCCTTGCTTAAGTTGCGCGATCCATGCTGGCTTCTTCAGCGTGTATGCATTGTTCTCAATGCTTGTGTTTGCGAGAAGCATTTCACCTGTCGTCAGTCTAATCAACTTTACACTCATATTCTATACTCCTTTGTTGGGGTTTCACACACTCTAGCATAGTTAGGATGACAGTCAATAGTAGCCTTATGATTCTTCATCATAGTTGAATTTTGTAGCCTTCGATGCACTCCACCGATCCTGATTCTCACAGAACCATTTCTTGGTGGAGAACTTAAAATATGGAATCTTGAGATCAGAGGTTGGAGTCTGAGACTGATTCCTCCAAATAATTCTATTGTTGGGTTGTGCTGCGAACTGCCCATTGTCTAACTTGATGATATTGAATGATTTGTGTTCATTCGGTGTCTCTGCCCAAGATACATCCATTTCATTCGGTTCAGATGAGCAAGGATCAACGGTGAAGAGATAGTAGCCTAGCGCACGGGACTTGTCCTTCATGACAACTTCACACCGTGCATTCCTCAGTTGGAATTTCTTTATGACAGAAATATTGTATGACAATCCATCCCAAAGTTGCAACCAATCCAACGGATACAACTTGTCAACCTCAACATCCTTTCGCCAGACATATGCATGAATCGGCAACTTGTCATACACTGCACCATACTCTGTGATCAAAGATTCAAAGTATAGTGCCTGATTTGGAATTGATTTGACTGTCAGCCAATATGCCGACTCATATTCACCTTTTCCAAGAGGTTTTCCATTTTGGTCTGTAAGAAAATCGTATAGAAATTCCTTACGAACAAATACTTCTATCGGCGGAATATTAGCAATTAGATATGCCATCAGCCAAACAGTGCCTCCAATGTGTCAACCTTCTCAACACTCCATCCAAGAACGCCAAGGATCGTGCGGAGAGGTTCAATAAATGTCTTATCCAACTGAAGATCATAGTCGATGAACCCATCAAGACCAAACTCTTCTGGAATCTTTCCCGTGAAAGCAATGACCTTCTCGTTCAGCATGTTTGGCGTGATGAGATAAATGAACTTGATCTTGTCGCCTTCACGGACTTCCTGATACTTGTCACCCAACTTGTTCTTTCGTAGGTGGTGGTTGTAGATCAGCGATCCCTTTGTGGCAATCGGCGTACCCTTCTTGTAGATGTTGGTCGGATCGAAATATTCTCTAAGACCATTGCATCCACGGGGGAATGCCACCTTCTCGGGCTTTAGCCCCTTGAATTCATCCCTAAACTTCGCGACGAAATCATGCACAGCAGACTCGTCCTTGTTCATGATGGTTGAGATAACATTCTTGAGGGCATTGCGAACAACCTCGGGAGTGGATGAACGAGCCGTCTCAATACCCATGATCTTTAGTTCGGGTTCCTTCAGGTATACATTCTCTTCACCCAATCGGACATTGAGCATATACCGCTTCTTAGCCGTCCATATGCCTTTGGCAGCAATGGACTCGCGCTTCATATGCATCTTTTGTTCGTAGGCATTCATCATGACTGCGAGTTTGTCATAGGAATCATTTATGACTTTCTGAAATGCATCATTGGAAACCTTGTCTATGAACTTCGTGATCTTCTCTTCATCCTTCTCATTTGGAAGAAACTTATCCACAACAGTTCCAAGGTCAAGGTACACGGAGTCGGTGTCGATTGCGATTACATAGTCATCATCGACTGATCCAACAACCTTGTTGATATACTTGTTGAGTTCCCGCTCGACCCATTGCACCGCAAGTTGCCCCGACAGAGTGATGGCTTCAGCAATCTCTTCGTCATAGTAGCGGAACCACTCATTACCGATAGCACCGAATGCTGAGTTCAACTGAATCTTACGAACAAGTTGAAAGTTGTGATACTTGCTTATCGCAAGTGATAGATCTTCTCGTTCCTCTTTCGAGGCATCCTTGGGAAGGGTCTTGAGTGCAGCCTTGGCTTCAAGCATGAGTCGCTTGTATTCCTTGCGCTGCTGATACATGGTGTCCATGAGTTCTGGAAGAAATCCACGAACATCCCTTCGATAAGTCGTACCATTTGCAGCAAGACAGAGGTCTTCCTTCTTGGCATTGGATATGGCAGCAGCCGCAGCAGTCGTACCGAAGATAAAAGACGGCGGGGTGACCTCTCTACGAGTACCGTGGTGAGTCTTTGTCTCGGGAGATAGGTTGTACTGCATGATGAGATGGGGATATAGGGAGTCAAGGTCGAATGCCACGACCCACCTGTGCATCCCGACCTGCGGATCCTTGACATAAGCACCTTCGAATGACGCATCCTTCTTTCCTTTCTTCTTCGGGGGAATCACGATCTTCTTTGCATGGAGATAGTGATAGATGATCTGATCCCAAGTACGGACTTGAGAGAAGACATCCTGCATGTTTACCTTGGCTGAATACGCAAGCGAGACGGCAAGTTCAAGAAGCCGCAACTTGGATTCGAGTTTTTGAACGAGCAGGGTGTCCTGAATGTTGTACTGCACAAACTTCGTGAAGTCGTTTCGGTAAAAGTCACAGAAGTTGTCGTGTTCTTGATACGAGATCTTTTTCTCGCCAAGTTCAACGGACGCGATGTGATCCAACTTGTAGGACTCGCGAGTCACATATGTGAACTTCTTGTAGAGATCATAGTAGTCGAGGGTATTGATGCCCACGATCTCGTAGGCAATGTTCTCTCGCCCGTTGATCTCAACCTTGCGATCCTTCAACTTACCCCACGGGGAGAACTTCTTTGGAAAGGAATCACCGAACAGCCTCTGCATCCTGTGAACAAGGTATGGGATATCGAAGAACTGCACATTCCATCCTGTCACGATGTCGATACCAAGAGACTGCCATGTGAGCATGAAGTCCCCAAGCATCTGCTCCTCGTTGTCATAGAGGTTGACAAGAACATCACTCGGCATCTTGGACTTATCAACCTTGCCAAGAGCGAATGTGTACTTCTTGCTGCCGCAGATGATGGTGATGACATTCACCTTCTCGTTTGCGGTTGCAATGTTTGGGAAGCCTTCCTCCGACTCGGTTTCGATGTCGATGTAGGCAATCTTCATCATCTTCATGTCATAGTTGATCTCGGAGGGATACTCCTCACCTATGAACTGATAGAGATAGTCTGTGTTTCCGTGGATGGGATAGGACTTGACATCACGATACTTCTCTGTGAACTCACGCGCAGAGTCGATGTCATCGAACACGATTGGCTCGACATACTTTCCGTCGAGCGTCCTCCATGTCTCTGACCTCTGGCTCAACACGAAGAGGGAGGGCTTGAATGCCCCCTCCTCGGTGAACGCTACTCCGTTGTGATACCCACGATGAAGAATGCGATTGCCGCGAATGGCTACATTCGTATAGAACTTGCTCATAGTAAAAAGTCTTTCAGATTTGCAGGTCGAATGATAGTCGGATCATCATATTCATATAGGTTCACCACTCGCTTGCTCGTCTGCTTCCATGTGTTGGTATGCGATATCCCCATTCGATCCCCCACAGGGTTCCAACCCATTGCCGCCCAGAAGATATTCGATTCAAGATCGGCAGCACAGCCACACCCAAAGTCATTGCATCCTTTGCCTGCACCATACGCAATCACATGAGCCAATAGATTCCTGCCTCGCTCGAACTTTCTTGCATCGGATTGAATGCATATCTGCGCGATCTTTCCTCGGCGTGACTCTCCTCTTGGATTACCAAAAGATGCAAGCACAAACCCAACAAGATCATCGTTGTTTGAGCATACCCACATTCTATCATTGCACACATTAGACCACCGCTTTCCTGTTTTGATACCCGTAATGGCAGCAGCATATGCTGGCTTCGGAATGAAACCAAGAGAGTGTGCTTCCTTTTTGGTGAGATCTAGGATGTATGGGATGTCTTCGAGAGTTGATGGGCGAACTATATCACCGTTGGTAGACCCAAGAACATACAACCCATCATTTGATTTGATAGTGGTGTTGGGAACCTTTATCAGTAGATGCTCATCGCTCATGTCCTAAGTATACCTCACTCCAAGACGGATGCAAGTGTATTCGGGATCTCTTCTTTGATTCTATTCTCGGCTAACTGAATATATTCAGGATTCAGTTCAGTACCAACAAAGTTTCTATTGTTCTCTAGTGCAACAATAGCGGTGGTTCCCGATCCCGTGAACGGATCAAGAACGGTTCCACCTTCAGGGCAACCCGCAAGAATACAGGGAAGTATAAGTTTCTTTGGATAGACTGCAAAATGCGCTCCCTTGTATCCCTTAGTATTCACAGTCCAAACGGAACGCTTGTTCTTCTTTTCTTCACCCGAAACTGAAGTCTCCTTGACGGCATCGTGATCATAGTAGTAGTGAGACTTCTTGGAAAGAAGAAAGATATACTCATGTGCCTTGGTACAACGATCCTCAACCGATTCAGGCATTGGATTTGGCTTGTGCCAAATGATGTCCTGACGCAACCACCAACCATCCGCTTGCAGAGCAAATGCAACCCGCCACGGGATGCCTATGAGGTCTTTGTGCTTCAGCCCCTTCTGCTCCCTACGATTACCAGGAATCGTTGTAGGCATATCTCGCTGTCCACCGATTGTCTGTGGTGGTGGTGCTACATTCTTTTGAGACATGTAGGAATCACCAAGGTTTAGCCACAGAGTACCATCAGAACGAAGACAGCGACGAACTTCGCGGAATACATCAACGAGTGCATTGACATACTCGACAACTTCATCTTCCGTTCCAATCTCACCATCTCCTCCGTTGTATGAACGAAGTCCGAAGTACGGAGGTGAGGTAACGCAAGTATGAACAGAGTCTGCATCAATCTGCTTGAGTGCTTCACGGCAGTCTCCTTGAATGATCTTGTAGTTCATGGTTCCTCAATACTTAATGCCACGCGCGAAAATATGCTCCTCGAACGACGAGAAGCCAAAGCATTCCCTAGCATACTCAAGTATGATGTTCTTGTCAAAGTTGTTGCAGGAATACACATCCAGCGTGATGAAGTGGGTGGGTTCGATTGAGTGGATTTGAATACCACTTTCAATCAGAGGAACCCACCCACTTACACCAGCCTTTGCTGGGTAGAGTTCCTTGCCAAGGTGAGTTGGTCCATGTATGACTATCGGTTGGCTCATGCGGGTCATGCCGATCTTGTCAACGACCCGTTCAAGAAAGCGATAGGTAAGTTCCATATCGTCTGCTACACCAGCCTTGCAGTCGTACATGTCGAGATAGTATGAATACCCAAATGGCATCAGTTGCGTTCCACCATGTAAATGTGTTCTTCCTCAATCACATCAAGATCTTCGTGCTGCTTACCGCGACATTTGGTGATGTCCCAAAGCGCACGATCACCAACCTTGATATCCTCTGTCACACCTTCACCAATGGAGATCACCTTCGACCAGACTAACTTGGTTGTTGCCTTGTCATTGTATATGATTCCCGATTCTGTCTTCTTCTCCCCACCGAAGTCACGGCGAAGAGCGACGAACTTGCCAACAGGTCTAAACTTACTCATGATAGTTCCTTTCCAGAATAGTTCATCATTGTATCGATATATGTGATTTCCCCATACTGTGCCAGTATGCGTTTATCCTGCCGATAAGCAGAAAGCAGAACGATGTAGTTGATGACATCAACCATCGTATCTTCAAAGGACTCATCCTTCACATTGGTCTTTCCCGACTCAATGATAGAGGAGAGGCGACTCATCTTGTCAGTTAGCCGAACCATGAATCCTTGTTCAGTAGAACAGATTCCCATCGACTCGACGCGCGTGAAGTTGGCAAACGGTTGCTTGCCATCATTACCCGCATAGTCCCGATTCTTCTTGTCCATCAAATCCCGTGCTTGCTTGCATAGGACTTCGTGATGCTTTAGCAACTCATCTCGCGTCATTTGATTCTCCATGATATTCAGTTCACGCCTGTGCTTCCAAACCCGCCGTTGCGGGATGTTCTCTTTTGAGGTCTCTCAAGGCTCTCCATGATCACATAGTCATGGTTTCTCACAAGTTCTGCCTGAGCAACACGCATTCCGTGCGTGATGGTCACGCGGGAGAGCGAATCGTTCTTGAGGAGCAAGAAACACTCCTCGACATAATCTGAGTCTACTATACCCTCACAGTTCTGAGTTACAAGTCCCATCTTGAAAGAAAGACCAGAACGAGGATAGATTCTAATGGAATGACCTTCGGGAATGTCGAATATTAATCCAGTTGGAATCAATACGCGAAACTCCGCAGGAATCTCAATCCGATCCATGCAGTCGAGTTCAATCGGCTGATTCATGCGAGTATAGCACTTTATTTTGTTCGATCCCTTTAGGCAAGCACAGAGATCGAAGCAAGCCGATTCTTCAGTTGCAAACGATGGAACAACAGCATTCGGATTCGTTCGGAATACCTTAAGCATGATATAGATCCTATGTTAGCGACTCTTTGTCGTGCGATCCTTCTTACGGTTCAACAGACGCTTAAGATTCTCCTTGCGGAGGTCTTCCTCTCGCTTGGCTTCAACTATGCTCTGCATGACCTTAGGTGCTTCAGCGGACTTGCGTTCGGCTTCCTTCTGATTCATGGCAGCAATCATTCCCGCAGAGTCAATCATCTTTTGATTATACAAATTGATGTTCGTCTGCATTCTCGGCTTCTCGGTTTCGGGATACAAAGGATTCGATAGGCATCTCTTTGCACAATCCAATCCCTCATCAAAACGATTGAGATAGAATGCGGTCGAAGCAATCTCGTCGTCCACCTGCCACCTGTAGACATCCTCATCGATGAACAGGATGTCAAAGTGTGGATATGGCATGTCCTTTGCCAACTTAGCATATAGATATGCCAATCTCGGCTGATTGACCATGCGGTACATTTTGGCAATGTGATAGAGAGGTTCGGCTCGGATCGGACGATAGTTCCATGACATGAGGAACTTCTCCTTGATCTCACCGAATGTCTTGTTCGTGATTGCTGCAATCATGGCAATTCTATACAGCGAATAGAAGACTTCCTCTTCCCACCCACCCATCTCGACGCGCTTTCGGTATGCCGCATCAGACTTGTCCCATTGCTGAGAATCAAAGTACGACTGAGCAAGATAGAACTGATCACGGGTACTCGTAGGATCCTCCCTGAGGGCTTCCTCAAGGACGATGGCATCGCGACTGTACTTCTCAATGGGATCGATATTGAGGTTTCTAGCCCCACCCATAGTACGCGCACAGATGTTGTAGGTTCCCTCCAACTTCATCACGCGGGGATTTGGCTTCTCACATGCCGCATATTCATGCAGAACACCCTTGTATGACCACTTGCAATCCAACTTGAACACCTGATTACGCCACCAAAAGAACGACCCACGCTTGATGCGAAGAGCAAAACTATCCGTTTCCGTATTCGGAGGAAGTTTCAGTTCACCTTCAATGTAATCGTCAGCATCGATGACCCATGCATAGTCTGCCTTGCCCTCTGCGGCTTGGAAGGCAAGGGTTCGGTTGTGACCGAAGTTCTTCCACTCATGCAAATGGAGTTCACCAGGAATGCCCTTCTCAGCAAAGAAGTTCTTGATGATGTCCTGAGTACCATCGGTGGAACCTGTGTCACAGATAACCCAATAGTCGATGTACTTGTAGACGGAGTTGAGGCACTCAAGAATGATGTGCGATTCGCTCTTCACGATCATGCATAGTGTAACAGTTGGACGCATAATATAAACTCTCCGTGGTCAGGACTTCTTCTCACTATCGTCTAATATGTATGACCATCTAGTATGAGCCATATTAGAATACTTATTTCTTATAGCATCAGTAACGATTGTATCTTCCCAATTCTTTTTATGTGCCTCTGCAATTTTTTTCTTTGTTTCCTCTGAACGAGGCTTTCCCTTTTTTGCTTGTGATATTTTGGCTTTCCACTCGGCAGTAAATACTCTACCTTTATGGGCAGCAGACATCAGCGATCTGGTATGTTCATTCGGAACATTTCCAACAGCACCTTCACCACCATAAGTAAGGTTATATCCACCAAAACTAACATAGGTTCGATACAACCAAATATAATGATGTTCCATACAGTTCTTCGTATGATTTACATCTTCACTTTCATATAAGGTTTCTATTGAAAAATCCAACACCCCATATTTTCGGATTGCCCTATGAAGTGCAGTGCTGCTTTCATGTTCTGCGTCATATTTGTGTTGGTACCATCTATTGGCGATGGAAGAAGATGTAAACCCCACATAAACTGGAGTATTATTTCTACTAATAAGATAGATATATGCTGTCATAGGAATATCCTTTCTTCCTGTGTCCATGCCTCTGGGTGTTATAGCACCGCAGAGGTTTTCTATATCTATTTATCTATTTTTTCTTTCCAATATGGTACTTTGGTACGAGTTCCCAGTTCTGCTTGTCTTTAAACGGGATTATCTTCATCTGTGCAAGAGAAACAATAGGATCGCTTGCTTTCTTATCATCGACTATCTCAACAAGACCCCACTCATCAAGGAGATTGGCAATCGTGTTCCGTCTGCCGATATCGGTATCGTCAATGTCGGTCGGTAGACCATCTAGCGCAAACAGTTCTTTGAAATGCACGATGTAGAACTTACCGCGCTTGTGTAGGATATGGCAACTCTGATAGAGTTTATTTTCCTTCTTAGACGAGACACCCATTCTAGTCAGGGTCTCGCGCACTTTAAGAAAATCATCCTCAGCCTTTAGGGTCACCTCTAGCAGATCGTCTGCCTTGAGGTTCAATATTCTTTTTTCCATAGTATCCTCGCCAATCAATCAACATAACAGAATGTCTTTGATTATTTAGCATTTTGGATACCCCCATACATCTTCTTACTACGGGTCACGATCTCAGCAACCACCTTGGCACCAAGGGTATCCCTCAGTTGCTCTGCCTTCTTGATGGAGCAGTTGAACAGGTCGGAAATGGTCTGAACCAGTTCCGCATCCTCCTTCTTTGCCCACTTGGACATCCGCTTCCTTGGACGAACGGAGTGCAACAGAAACTCATACTGCATCTGCTTGTCCATATGGCAACGGAAGTTCATCTCATTGGCTTGGATGATGGTATCAGGAAACTGAGACAGACCCTTGTTCATGAGGTAGGGGGCATACTCAGATGCCCCCCGTCCTTCCTCACGAATAAGATTCTTCTTGCTGATGTTGATGCTGTTCAGAAAATCAAATGGGTTGTCGTTCATTTCTTGAACTCACAGGAAACCATCATTTCACTCAGACATGCCATCGTGTTGATCTCTTGATCGGCAACGAAGGCAGACTTGTACTGATATTCCGCAAGAATAAGGATTGCCTGTGGAATGGACTGAGCCTCAAGGATCTCATAGATCCCATCATAGATGGTACGGAACAGACCAACATGGTCATTGTCGATGTTGTTTGCCACCCACTTACGAATCGACCCAAACTCCTTCTTCTTCATGAAACCGATCAAGTCATTGACCTTGTCAGTTGCCGTGGTTCCAAGGATTCCAATATCGATCTTACCACCCAAGGCATACTTCTGTAGGTCGTTGATAAGTTTACGGAAGTCAGGGAACCTACGCATGACGAGTTCAGCAACTACTTTGTTGTCATATTCAATCTCCTCTGCATCGAGGATTGCACAGATTCGCTTGTGCATCTGCTTTGCCATCTTCGGCTTCTCAGCAGAGGGAATGCGAAAGTCAATGACTGTACAACGGGAATGTAGGGGTTGGATAATCCTGTTCTTGTAGTTGCAAGTCAGGATGAATCGACAGTTCCTAGAGAACTCCTCCATGAAGCCACGGAGTGCTGGCTGCATAGACTGTGGATTGGAGTAGTCGAACTCGTCTAGGATGACCACCTTGTTGCCACCGCTGAACGAGACCGAACTCGCAAAGTCGCGGATTCGGGTTCTCAGGGTGTCGATGTTTCCATCTTCGGAGCAGTTGATGATAATCCAATCACAGTTCATCTCATCGCAAAGTGCCTTCGCAACAGTCGTCTTGCCAACACCAGGTCCACCTGCAAGGAGCAGATTCTGAATCTGTCCCTTCTCTATGCTATCCTCAAATGTCTTCAGAATGTCTTCAGGAAGGACGCAGTCAGCAATCCGACGAGGGCGGTATTTCTCAGACCAAAGATATTCATCAGTAGCAAGCATGTTTTCCTCACGACTTGGTTGATTCTGAACGGAGAGCGATCCAATAAGAAACGGAATTGTTCTTGCCTGTGAACTTGGCAACGGCAGTTCCACCCACC